ATGTCATACTCGGCGGCCGCGAGACAGGTGCGCGCGAGCTGGCGCAGACAGACGCGCGTCAACTCGAGGCGGCCGTGGACGGGGACGAGGAACCAGACCCTCACGAGAAGTCACCGTCGCTGACGACCGTGCCGACCTTCCACTCCTGGCCGACATACCTGGTCGCGCTGCCGGACGGGTCGCTGTAGAAGCGGTAGCCGCTCGGCCCCTGGATCTGGATGTTGTCGACCAGCCCGCCCAATGTCGGATCTGTGAGGAGCGCCTCACGCACCGAGCCATCCCCGGCCGGGGCACGCGAAGCGAGCAGGAAGTCCTGTACGCTCTCGCCGTCCGCGGTGGCCGTTCGCATCCTGATTGTCCACCAGTGCGTCCGCGATTCTGGCCCGAACGTCACGTCTTCCTCTGCGGGGTCGGCGGGATAGATGTCTATCTGCGCCTGCCCCGGCGAGAAGACCATCCGGGAGGCGACCTCGATGTCCTCTGTGCCGGTGAGGTCGGAGAGCGCGTCGGCGAGAGCGTCGGCGATCTCCGCCGGCGTCGTCACGCCAGGCCCCATTCCTGCTTCAGCGGTGCCAGCGTATTCGCGTGCCGCTCCCATGAGTTCCTGGGCGTGAGGAACGGCGTCTCGCCGCCGAGGCCTATCACGCCGACCGGCAGCCCTTCGATCACCCACAGGTCGGCCGCCCGGGACAGGTTCACCGTCGCCACCAGCGCCAGGTCCTCCTCGTCGGCGCTGGCGTCGAGGCTGTAACCGATCTCGGTGTCGATCTCGAGCGCCGCCGCGTCCAGCACGCGCTGAAGGTCAGTCTCGCGCGTCGCGGCGTTGACCTTGAGTTGTGTGGCGAGCTGCTCGACGGTTGCGTATGCCATGGCTCATACGCCGGGCGCCCCCGAGCCATGACCAGGGGCGCCCAGCATCAGTCCCCTCTCTAGGTCGTGTTCAGGCTCGGAGCTCCAGTGAGGCGGAACGTCACCGGGTTCGGGCTCATCTCGCCCACAGCTCCCTGAAGGAACTTGTAGGCGAACAGCTTGACGTTCGCCACGAACACGGGATTGTCAGTCGCCCCGGTGTCGCCCTTGGGGCCGATCCGGATCTCGAACTCCTCGCTCGTCTCCGACAGGGGCCAGAGGGTGTCATGGACGCCTCCACTGTCGAACCCCTGGTAGAACTCGACGGTGATGGTGCCGGCGCGGAGGCCCGGCTCGAACTCGTGCCAGCCGTCCCCCCCGAACGTGTCAGCGTTGAGTTCATCGGCCGAGGTGTCGACATCGACCGACCGGGCGCTCGTAGTGAGCGTCTGGCCGTCGACCATCACGGAGACGTCGCGGAGGACGAGTTTCTCTACTGCCATCTCGTCACCCCTTTCTAGGTTGCCGCGCCGATGTCGGCGAACCGCTCGTCGTCGAAGCTGATCGCCTTGAACGCGCCGATCACTCCAACCTGGAGGCCTCCGATCGAGGGCTCGACCGCTCTGAGCTGCACCGGGGCTCCCGCCGTCTCGCCGACGAGGAGTGCCTGGCTGTCACCGACGATGGCGGTTGCGGTCTCAAAGCCGATGCTGGTGACGACGTTCAGACCTGCGATGCGGCCCGACAGGCCCGGCAGGCTGAGGTTGCCTGCGTCAATCAGCTTGGTTCCGGTGTTCGAGGTGAGCGCTGCGGCGAGCATGAACATGTCGACCGACAGGTAGAGCGTGTCGGGCTTGGCGCGGGTGGCGTCGTACACCTGTGCGAACCCTGCGAGCACGGCCGAGATCCAGTCCTCGAACGTGTCGCTCGAGCTGCCCGCGAGTGAGCCGGACTGGATCGTCGCTGCGGCCTTCGCGAGGACGTGGCAGGCGGCGCCTTCGGTCTGCTGCGCGTAGGCCTCGCCCATCAGCCGGAAATACAGGTGGAGTGCCGACGGGGTGCTCCAGTTGATGGCCTGCCATGAGAGGTTCCCGGCGCCGAGGTACGTGTCCGCGGCGTCGTCCTCCATGGTGATCGTCATCGTCTGGGTGTCGACCTCGGTCTTCTCAGTGCCCTGCGGCTGCACGATCGGCCGCTGCGTGATCTTCGGCCAGGTGAGCTTGCCGCTGGAAAGGTCGACTCTCCTGCCTGAGACCACGACGGGCCGCTCGGCGTTGATGACGTCCATGATCTGGCTGATGTGTGCCGGGACGATCAGACCGTCGACGTCCGAGCTGAGCGTGTGCGCCGGGGCGCGATGCAGCCGCTCCTGGGCAGCCTGGACGACCTGCGGCCCCATCTCCTGCTGAACCTTCTGCCGGATGTCTCCGACCTCGGTGATCAGCCGGTCGCGGGCATAGGCGGAGAAGCTGCGATACAGGATCTCCTCGCCGTTCTTGTCGACGCCGGGTGCGTTGCCGGCCATGTGGCCGCGCAGCAGCTTCGACGTCTCCTCGGCCTGCTTCTCGCGGTCGAGGTCTTCACCGATGATCGCGAGCTCGGCGTCGATCGCCGCTGAGCGCTCGCGGAACCCCTTGAGGGTCTCTTCCTCGGGGTCGGTGAAGGTGCTGTCGCCGCGCTGGTTGGCGTCGGCGATGAGGTTCTCGCGCATCTCGTCGAGCTTGACGCGCTCCTCCATCAGCCGTTCCGCGCGGACCCTGGTGTTCGTAAGCGGTGGCATATGTGCCCTCCAAAAGACGTGTGGACTGGTCTTCTGGCGGGTGCGGCCCTCAGATCCGGCTGCGGTGCGCCCCAGTTGCTGGGCGGGTGACAGACTGCGGAACGGCCGGGTGCGCCTTAGATGTGGACGTTAGCGAAAGGCGCGGATGTTGTCTAGCTCTCGGCTGGCTCCTCGGCCTCTTGCTGCAGTTCCTGTGGCGGCAGCAGCTCCTCGGGCACCTCGAGGCCCGCGGCGCGCAGCTTCGCGATCGTGTCCTCCGGGAGAGGCTGCCGCAGATCCTCCTCGGTCATCGTGATCGGCTCCTCACGCATAGCGAGAACACGCGCGCCCTCGTAGGCTCCCTGGCGCAGCAGTGCGACCTTGTCCAGGTGCGCCTTCGCACGCCTGACCACCCCGTCGCTGGGCCGGCCGATGCTTCTGAGCGGATCGAACTCCATCGACACCGCGCCCAGGACTTCCTCGCGGACTAGCTCGAGTGCCTTGTCACCCATGGGGCCGTCGAACACGCGGAAGGAGCCGTAGAAGCCGTCCGGCTCCGAGCGCAGACTGACCGCGCGGCCGATCCACGATTCGAACCCCTTGTTGAGCTTGAAGCCTTCGTGCTCGACATCCATCACGACTCGGTTGGGGGCGCGCATCTGATGGTCGAACGCGCCCGGCATAAATGATTCGCGGTAGACGACCTCTGGCTGCCAGGGCGGGTCGCCGACTTCGGTGAACTCGTTGTAGGGGACGATCCGCACGTCGAGGGTGCGACCGTCGCCAACGGTGACTTCAGCCGGGAACGCGCGCACGAGGTGCGGGCGCTTGGCTGTCTCGGCTGCCTGCTCTACGACTTGGGTGCTCATATTGTGGCCTCCACCATTGGACGTAGCGGTTGCACGTTGTCGAGGTTCGCGGGTGACGCATTGTCGGCCGGTGATTCCTCGATATTTGTCTGGTCGGTCAGCAGCTGAGTCAGGTGTGACGGGTCGAAGTAGACCGTCGAACCGCGCGGCAGCATCCTCGAACTCAGGGCACGCGCGAACCGTGAACAGGTCGCGTGCAGCTCGGTGCGGAACCAAAACTCACCGAGCATGGCCGGGTTCTGGTAGGTGAGCCCGCCGGCGAGGACGAGATTGAGCAGGAACACGGGGACGCCGCAGGAGCTGGCGAGGACGCGTGCGTTGAATTCCTGGCCTTCGATCATCTGGAGGTCCTTGGAGGAGAAGCCGAGGTTGGTGCCGGCGAGTTCTAGGTCGGGCGGCATGATGATCGGTTCGCCGGGTAGCCGCTCGGAGGCGCCCTCCCGGAATTGGGCCTGGAGCGTCTTCGCCTGCGTCTTGTCGATCTTCTTCAGCGCTTTCAGCACTGCGGGCGGCAGATTGGTCGCCTGGTTCTTCGAGGCGATCGTTGTCGATGTAAGGGCGTCCATGATCTGTGCGTAAGCACGCAGGGCACTTGTGCCACGTAGTTGGCCTGCCCGCGGGTTGCGACTGATCTGGATGACCCTGTCCCTGACAAGTGGTTCACCGGCGACATCGAACTCGCGTCGCCCTGTGGCCTCGCTGTAGGTGACGCCGACCTCTCGCGCCGGCAGCACGGTCCAAGTGAGCGGGAACCCTGTGGCGTAGTCGTTGGTGGTGTAGAGGAAGATGTCGCCCTGCCGGTAATAGTCGTCGATCGCGGCGTGGACCGCGTCAGCGAGTCCGTTCGGATACCAGGCAGGATCGGGGTTGGCGAGCCAGGCAGGCTCAAAGCTCGTCGGCGAACCAGGGTTGAACCTCAGGGGCATCGACGCGACCTGCTGCGCGTTGAGCTGGATGCAGCGGTCCGCGACCCAGACGAAGTCGATCAGTCTAGACGTGAACGTACTGGCGGTGAGCGAGCTCCAGAAGCTCGAGATTTGCTGCTCCATCGTCAACTCGCTCAGCAGCGACACCTCGCGCTTCAGCGTGTCACGGCGCCAAGGCGCGCGGAGCTTCACAGGTCAGCGTCTTCCCGTTGGACGAGATACTCGCCTAGAGGACGGACGAAATGTTCTCTCGTCCCTGGGTTTGCCTGCTGGGATTGGTAGCAGGCAAGTGCCTGGCGCTTGATGGCAGGCCATTCCGGCTCGAATTCTACAGGTTCGCTGCGGACGGTTCTGCCCGCCGGCGAATATGTGGTGTAGAAGATTGTCCGGTCTGGCCAGAGTCGTGCGGCTAATTCGCCGACGTAGTTGTGGTCGGTATTGCCGTCCGGTTCGGGTAGCGGCGCCCAGACCTGTTCGGGCTTGTATCTGGTTAGAGCTTCCTCCAGGTCTGGGGCGTCGACGAGACTCTGCCATTCGCAGCCAACCACCTCCATTGCGGAGGCGAGCTCAGCTTCGCGAGTGTGTCGGTCGCCGTGGCGAGTCGCGCCGGGAAAGCAGAGCAATACCAGCGGCTGATGTCTCAGCAAGACATAGCAGGAGAACAAGCACTCGTCGTCGGCGTGGGGG